CTAAATTAAGGTAGTCACCTACAGTTGGCAAAACTTGGCAACCTACCATTCCGTCATCCCCCTCAAATACACCCATACATTTCTCTATATCGTTTCCGATATCCTCCAAAATGAAAAATGTCATGAGCATATTCATCATGCCATTACCACAACTTGTATTCATCTCCCCACTCATACGCTTTGCATCTAACTTAACATCAAAATTCTTGAAACTAATATGGTTGGTTTCAAGTTGTGCAGCAATTAGATCAACAAAGTGTTTTTGGTTAGGGTTGTTCTTCAAAGACCATCTGTACATATCTAACTCCACAGAGAGAAGCTGACGAACAAACGTAGCTTCAAACTGTGAAAAATCTGTGCAGAATAGTTTATCAAACCCCCCCAATCGATCCAACAGGAAGTCAGGACGTTCGTTTACTGGTGTTTTCTTTATAAACCATTTGGTGGCGAACAACTTGTCACCAAACTTCTTAAAGAATCGACCAACTCGAACCTTGTAATCATCAGAACGTGAGTAGATACCCCGAAGATGTTTGAACTCTGGATAGTTCTCATCTTTGGTGAAAGCTTTAACTCTCAAATCAACATCCTGGATCTTGGATGTTTCCCACGCCCTTCTCAACTCATCCTTACGAGATTGCTTATATGGTGCATTCTCCAACCATTCTTCGAATTCAAACATTTCCAATTCGTCAAATACTAAATCCTTCAGATATTTCTCTCTAAAACGCTTAACAAAACGCTTAAATTTCCTAAATTTCACCTGGTTAATAGGTGGCATATCTGCAGCCACCCGTTTGACCATCCCTGCTAATTGTGACGGTGAATGTCCTAAATCCGGGACAGGCATCGTCAAATTCTCCACGTGACAACCTAAGCTAACACGAACGGGAACTCTCTCAGTTCGATAGAATTCAGGCCTAACCTTCTTCACACGAAACGAAATATCCGGCTCCTCCCCCACACCCAAGACAACGCCCTGCTCAGCAGGTCTATAACCATACGTTATCTTGATGGGTTTGGAGCCACCTAGCGCGGGAAATGCTCAGGACCATACCTGAACCACTTCCTACACTCTCTAGTATGGAAAATCATACTAATCGTATCATCGTAAACAGCTCTGCCATTACTATAAGCAGTACCAGCAGGCAAGTTCACACCCGTCATATTATTGACGGCCACTTCCACATTACGACGCACGACATCACTAGGTGGATTCATT